CACTGTGATCGACGCCCCGTCCAGTGTCGCCGGCACGCCGATCGCCTCATAGATCGGATCGTAAAGCAGCGCGCTGTAATCGATCATGCGACCGTGATCCGCCGGAACGGCCGGATCAGATCGATCACCACCGCGGACAGATAGCCGCTTGTCGCGGTTGCCAGCGCCGGCGTGAAATAACTGATGCGGGTATCGCCGTGCTGCACCTCGCGCACGCCGGCATCGCGCGAGCCGACGGTGCGCCGTTCGTTAACCGCCTCGATCACGGCCTTTTGCAATCGCGCCGGCGCGTCGTCCGGCAGGTTGTAGCCGCCGCCATAGGACACCGCGACCTTGTCGGCCCATCCGGCCTCGCACCAGACGCGACCGCTGGCCGGGTCGAATTCATAAGCCGCCGTGGCCGTCACCACGTCGAACAGCTCGGCCACCGGATAAAGCTGCAGCGTCAAGGCTTGCCGGATCAGCATGGTCTCGCCGGGATCGAACGTGAACGTTTCCAGCGCCTTGGCGTAACCGAACCGCCGATCGCAATATTCGGCGATGATGCGCGACTGGAACGTGATCTGTGCTTGCAGCGCGGCATCCTCGTCGGTGCCGGTGATGCCAAGCGCAAGTTTCAGATCGTCCAGGCTGATCAGGTCCGGCCCGGCGGTCTCGGGCAGTTCCTCGATGATCTCAAAGATCGAATGCATTATTTGAACCTGACCGGCTCAAGGCTGCGCTTGTCGTCGGCGCGATAGTCGCGGCCGTCGTTGCCGCGCTTGACCGCAAGCCGCCATTCGTCCGACTTGCCCGGCCTGGCGGTGGTCTCGGCTTGCGCGATGAACAGCGAGCCGCCATGGCTGACGGCATCGCCAGCGACATACTTTTCGCCTTCCTTCCAGACGCCGGCATCGAGCACGATTGCCGTTTTTAATTCGAGCGTGCGGCCGCCGATCAGCCAGCGCAGCGTGCGCCCGCCATCCGGCGAGGAAACCGAGGCGGCGCCGAACTTCGCCTCGACACAACGGTCAATGAAATCTTTGAACAGCTCGACATCGGCGGCGTTTTGGCCCGGCGGTCCCGGTGGTCCGGCCGGTCCCGGCAGGCGCGCCGTTGCCCGCACTTCGGCGAGGCATCGCTGTGTGACATCGAGGCAAACGCCGATGGCATCGGCGAGTGTTTGCGGCGTGTCTGGCTGCATCTTACTCACCAACCTTGCTGATAACCTGAAGGATCGTGAATACCGGGCTAAACTGCGCGGCTGATCTTGTTGCGACCCAAATCTCAGTGTCGCCGACATAAATTTTATCGGCAGGCGCCGGATCGCTGCCCAGATAAATCTCGTCGGCTTCGTTGAGTAGCGGCATCTAGTTTTTGACAATGTAGAGAACGTTTGGGTCGGGCGGGCTGAGTGCGTTGTATTCCTGCCTTGTGAGCTGCACCCAGGCGCGCACCCATCCCTGATTTCTGCGCGCGTAAACGACGCCATCGTCCGGCGCCTCGCCGACTGGCGAATTAACGCCCGCACTTTCACGCGAGACGATGACGCGCGCCGCGGTCAGTGCGGTCGCGCCGGCCTTCCAGGTGACAGGCAGCGTGACATAAGTGCTGTTATCAACGAACGCGCCGGTGAGTTCGTACAGTTGCCACTTGGTCGGTGCGTCCTTGTCCTGAATGTAGAACGTGTCGCCGACATGGACACGCTGCAGAAAGTAATTTTTGAGGTTGATGGCGTTGGTGTCGTTGGTGACGTAGTTAAGATAGATCGCGGTGGCGAGATTTTGCGTCGCATGGTTCAGGCGTATGCCACCCGCCGCCGGTGGCGGCGTCGTGGTTGTGTTGAACATATAATTTTGCACGGCGCCGTACAGCGAACCATCAACGCCGGCTTCGCCTTGCGGTCCGGTCGGCCCGCTGTTGCCCTGGATCCCCTGCGGGCCTTGCGCGCCGGTTGCGCCGTCGGCGCCGTCAACGCCTGCCGGTCCCTGCGGCCCTTCCGGTCCTTCCGGTCCTTCCGGTCCAACCGGACCTTGCGGACCAACCGGCCCCTGCGGCCCAGGCGGTCCCTGCGTGCCGTCGCCGCCACCCTCGCCGCCGCCGCCGCCGATGATGCCGATGACGGCAGGCGTCGTGACCTCGCTCCATCCGGCATTCTTGCGCCCGTAGGTCTTGCCGTCCTGCGGCGCTTCCGTCACCACCGGCTTTTTCAAGTTGCGCAGGCGACCGCGGTCATCGACCGTCAGATCTTCGCTGCCGCCAACCGTGCCGCTGTCGGTAAAGACCGCGACCTGGTCGGCGCGGCCCTTGCCCTCGATCGCTTTGCGAAACCGCAGTTGTTCGTTCATGCGCGTTTGCCGGCAACGACGCGACCGGGCGTCAGCACGCTGCCGTCCGACAATGTCAGCATCAATTCGCCGTCCCGGTTGATCGACGCCGCCGTGATCGACACGCCATCGCGGCCCGGCGGCCCGTCGTCGCCTTTGATGCCGACGCCGTCGGCGCCGCGCTCGCCTTGCGCACCTTTTTCGCCCGCCGGCCCGATGACATGGCCGAGCCGTTCGCTGCTGCCGTCCGAATAGGCGATCGCCAATTCGCCGGATCGCGTGATGACGGCGCCGGTGACGCTGCGCACCGGCTCGGCAATATCGATCGGCGGCGGTTCGACGGGTTGCGGCGGCGGATCCTGCAGCAGCTCGGCGGCGGATTTGATCCGCGCCATCAGCTCGGGCGGGATCGCGGTGGCCTCTGCCACCACCTCGCGCACGAACGGCGCCACGCCTTTGGCAAATTCAACAATGTCATCGCGTTGCATAGGCAACCTCGCGCAAGTGTTGTGTGACCAGCGGCGCGAAATTCTTTTCCTCGGGCGGTGCTTCTGGTTCCTCGTCGTCCGGCTCGGGATCCGGTGCCGGCAGCGCCGGCGGCGCGGCGGTGGCGAACGGATCGGCCTGTGCGTCACGCTTCGCCAGTGCGGCCAGCGAATAATTCTGCTGCTGCAGGTATGGCGTCTCGCCGCCCTGTTTCGGTTTTAAGTCGAGCTTGGCACGGCCTTCGTTCGGCGCCATCACGCCGGCCCCGACCGCGTCGCGAATGGTCGTCACCAGTGTCGTGCTGTCCATGCGCAGCAGGTTGTCGGTGTCGAACTCGGTGCCGAGGCTTTCGCCCCATCCGATGCCGAGCGCATGATCGACCAGTTCCTCGATTTCCTCGATGTGGGACTGCAGCGCCTGCGAATAATATTCAACGTTGAGCGCCTGCACGTTGTTGTACGACGGCAGAGCGCCAACGCCGACCTTGTACGGTGGGACGTGGTACACCGAACAAACAACCTCGGCCGACCATTTCAGGTTCTCGACCATCTGCACCTCGACGTGCGTCATGGGCATTTTTTCGAACTTCATGCCGCCCGACAGCACCGCAACACGCCCGAGGTTGATGCGCGAAAATTTGCTTTCCCATTCGTCTTTGATGCGCTGTTTTTGCGCGTCGTCGACTTCCAGCGGCGTGGTCAAAACGCCGCCCGGCGTCGAATTGTTCTGAAACAGCAGCGCCGATGCGTGCTGCGCATTGATGCCCAGCATGGACGCCAGCCCCGAGGCGAACACCGGCGGCGTGCCGCACAGCGGATGGAATAAACAATTCATGCGATCGTGGATGATCTCGCGCGCCGGCAGCACAATGTTTTCATCGACGCCGGCGAGATCGTCGCCGTTCAACCGATAGAACACCGAACCGTCGTCGGCCACCAGCGGCGTCACCCGGTTCGGGTTCAGCACATGCAGCCCGATCACGACCTGGCGGTTGTCCCGCACCTTCAAAACGTAGGTGTTGCCGCGCGACAGTTTCGACAGCATCCAGCTTTCGAAGAACTGGTTATGCGTTTGGTAGTCGTTCGGCCGGCGCAGCACCGGTGAGAACGCCGGGTTGCTGGTCTCGGTCCAGATCCCGTCAGGATCCTTTTCGGACAGCTTGATGCGCAGTTTGCCGATGTCGCGCGCAATCAAGGTTTTGCAGGCAAAATCGGCATGGAAACTCGATGCGGTCTCGGCTGATATTTCCAGGTTGCGCTGCCAGGCGCCGGTGAACGGCTCGCGCACGATCGGATACCAACCGTTGTTGCCGGAGTGCCAGGCTTGCGGCCCCGGCGGCGAAGCCTTGGCGCGCGTGAGCTCGAACCCGAACAGGCGCACGCGCTAGTCCTCGGCTCGCATGTCGCGCCGCCGGTGTCGCGCCGACTTGGTTGCCGTTGCTGCCGCTTCCACTTCCGGTTCCGGTGGTGGTTCGGGTTCCGGTTCCGGCTCGCCGCGGTCAGGCAATTTTGCCATCGGCTTGACGGCGTGCGTCAGCAGATCGACATCGATTTCGTCGGCCACGAATTGTTCGTCCATTTCGACGTTGCGGCCGCCGTAATAGAACCGTTCCAGCGCGATCAGTTTCGGCA